AACTGGTCTATGAGCCATTATTTTATGAGATACACTTTTAGTTATTTATAAATTCTTAATTACTCTTCGTTTTCAACCTCAGAATCACCAAACATTGCGGATGATACAACGGGTCGGAAAGCATCAATTCTTTCTGCTGATTTGGAAAATAGCATATCTTTGATCTTATCACTGATTTGTGATGGTGATTCATCAGCAACAATCATATCCATTAAATCATCCATTTTATTACCATTAGACATAACTGCTTCTATTTATATCTCTCCACCCTTCGGCATTTCCATTGCTTTTTGTCTCGGTGAAACGATTTGTTCATCACCTTTTAAATCTGGCTCCATCACTGGTTGACCCAAATCCATTTGAGATGCCTGATCTACTGGCATTCCTGTTGCTGGGTCTATAGGTTGATTTGGATCTGGAATAATACCCTTCCCAATTTCTTTTTTAATCAAATCGTCCTGTTCAATAATTTCAATATCAGTTTGACGAAGAATATTTCTTCTTACATAATCTTGTGAAAAATACTTACCAATATATGGTTCTGCTGTTGCGACCATCGTAAGTCTTTCATTTAATAGTTCTGTATTCTTCAGTTCGGCAAAATGATTATCATATAGGAAATCATACTGAATATGCTCATTCATTATCTCCCAATCTTCTGGAGTAATAATATTTTTTAGAATCAATTGAGTCTTGAGCATATCACTAAACATTACAGAAAATCTTTTTCTTAAACGAGCAACAAATTTACTAAACTTAACTTCATCTCTTAAGATTTCTGATGAACGACCAAGATTAAATCCACCTTCTCCATCCATTCTTGATGTAGGAACATTTAGAGAACGGAAAAGTTTTTTCTTAAAATACTCAATATCTGTGATTTCACCAAGATTCTGACCACCAGGAAGTGTAGTGATTTCAGTTCCTCTACCACCTTCACGACGAGGTAACCAGAAATCCTCAAGCATTGCCATAAACTTCTTATCATCACGAATTTCTCCAGTCGCAGAATCATACACTTGCTTATTACGATAACGATTCATTACATCACGAAGATATTGCTCTGCCTTTACCTTTGGAAGATTACCAACATCAATATAGAATATTCTTCTTTCAGGAGCACGAGAGAGACGATATATTACGAGACTATCCTCAATCATTCTCAATTGATTGAGAGACTTGATTGCCTTATGAAGATATGAGAGAGTTGACCCTTTATTGCGATCTACTAAACCAGAAGTACAGTAAGTAATGGAATCTTTTGACATCTTGATTCCACTGGAAGAACCTCCAAGTGCTCCTGGTGCCGGAGTACCTGTTGGATACGTCATTTTTGGATTATATATGAAATATTCCTCAATTTCAGGAAACTCATAATCCATTGGATTATCAACATTTCTGTTTGATAATTTATACTTATCATTATCGGTCTTTTTTGCCTGACGAACATATCTCATCTTAAGTGAATCAATATATCTCATCTCCTGAATTCCCAATTCAGGTCTCTTTAAATCAATCACTTTGTGATAATATAATCTCCCATCAATATACCAATTTCTATAAATTTCGTGAGATTTTTTATCAAAATCTAAAAGTTCTAAAATATATTTAAATTCTTTGCGTATTTTGTCTTTAATTCCATCACTTGCACTTAAATTTGAAAGTTCAATCGTAATAGGACTATCATTTGTATCCGATACGATTGCCTCATTTACAACATCTTCAATTGCACTATCACATTCCGGGTGTAGTGCCATCTCACGATATCTTTTGATTAAATCATATTCTGTGCGATATACTCCCTCAATATCTACATAAGAACCAAAAAAACCACTAGTTAAATAATGATCAACCCCGTCCTCATTATTAGGAGGAACGGGGGAAACCACAGTAGGAGATACTGGTTCACTATTTTCAATTGAGAATCCAAACAACCTTGCCATAATTTATTTAATCAGTTTATACTATTTATTGACCCTATCAATTGGTCTTTTCTGCAGGATACCAGTAATTCACTTGGAATTCGACAGTAAATTCTTCAATCGTATCTGATGTATCAAAGGAAAGATCAATTGCAGAAATATTAGTTGGAAAAATATCTTCAAATATATATTGTTTGGCATCGGCAACACCACTAGTGCTTGATGCTGTAATTGTTGATGCACTTCTGCTCAACTGAGTCACTGTTGCATTTGCCATATATGTAGCAGGATCGGTAGTACCACTTGCATCCTTATATTGAGCAATATGCTGCATCCAATCTTCCATAACCTTCCTAATAGCAAAATCGTTGTCATTAATGACGGTAATTTGCCAAGTATCAAAGGTTCTATCACCAGCAACCTTAAAAATTCTTCCACGAAAAGGAACATCAATAGATGCAACGTTTGAGGCAGGTAGGTTAGCTGCCTTACATAGTACTACAAATTTTTCAGGAAGAGTTCCTGCTGGTGATGGAATGTTGCCAATTGAAACTTCAAACAGATTAGGACGAGCACCACCACCAACGAGTGCCGTTTTAAAATCAGTGATAGTCTTTTGTGTTGCCATTTTTGGATTCTCCTTTTAATTTATTTATTTTAATTAAACAGTTCCAGCAACTTCTTCAAAACTAACACCAGTGCGAGTTGCAACAAAAGTGAGAGTTACATAATTAATTGATTTGGTTGGTTTCAGGAAGATATCAGCACGGAACTCATTATTATCAATCACATCAGGAGTGTTATTTGAAGTATCGCAAACAACCAAGAATCCGTAGAGACCTCTCTTTGCTTCTACATCACGAAGGTATGGTTCAACAATATTCTTAAAGTTTGCTCTGGTAAGTTCATCATTCAATTCAAAGAGTTGTGCCTGTGCAGCTCTTTGTAGTGTTTGCTCAATTGTAAGGAACAAACGACGAACGTTAATTCTATCAAACGCAGATGCATATCCAAGAGCAGTCTTGTCTCCAAAAAGAAGAGTTCCAACTCCAGGTTGAGTTATAATTGAATTGATTCTTTGTGGGTAAAGTTGGTCCCTTTGTGCCTTATTTGGATTATATGCAAGTTTAACTACATTATTTAAAATTCCTCTTTGCTGACCTGCAGGAGAGAACCAAGGATATGCAACAATATTAGTGCGAGTCATTAGACCGGCAATATCAGCATTACAAGGAATATAACGGAACTGATTGTTGAATCTATCATAGGTATACTTGTATCCACTATCAAAGATTGCATAAGATGATGATTGAAGTGAACTGAAATATTGAATCAGATTTGTTGTTTGAGTGGTAGTGTTTGTTTGTCCCACCAAGTTTGCTCTATGTGGACCAATACAAGCAACAGCATCTCCTCTTGAACCTGCAAGAGAAATTAAATAATTTGCCTTTGCCTGTGAATCAACTTCGTTTGTAAGACCTGGACCCATAATGAGATAGTCTACTTGAATTTCATCTTTATTACTAAAGAGTTGATATGAATCAATCAAATCTCCAAGAGATGCCTGCATTCCTCCATTAGCAGAATAATCAACACCTCCTGCAAGAGTGTATGATACATTTCCAATTGAAGAGAAGGTGATTCCCTGTGCATTCTGTCCCCAGAGACCTTGTGAGGTTGTGTATGGAGTAAATGATGTACTGAACCCTACTGCTCTTGGAGCAGTTCCGTGATATGAATCAGCAGCACTGGAAGGATTGCTTCCTGCATAAACTTGAGAAGAGAAATCGGCAAGAAACTGTTTGTACCAAATCTTTTGAGGAGAATTTACTGCAGAAACTGAATCAAATGCCTTGGAAAGACCTACGAATTTTTCAATAATTGTTCCCGAATTTCCTGTGATTGTTCCTCGGTCATCAACAACTGCAATGTTGAGAGCATCGTTTTTACCAGCTCTATCAAGTGAATATTGATTTGTAACTGGTTTTGGTGCAATTGATTTCCAGTAAATTGTGGAATTTGTGAGACCAAGAGTTTGTTGTCCGTACCAATCAACAACTGTAGAAGGAGTAATCGGAGAAGATGCTGATGTTCCAGTATTGATTCCAGAATTATTAACGAAACGAAGAGAACTTGAAGTAGAATATGATGCAGTAGAAGAACTTTCTGCATAATCAATTAAAGTTTCTGTATTTCCTGATGAAACTCTAGAAACAATTCTTACATCAATCGTACTATTTCCACCCGTAGCATCAGTCGTAACACCAGTAATAATGCCCTTCAAATAACCATTAAAGAGTGATGTTGTTCCTGATCCGGCAATCGCAGCATTTAACAGTGCAGTCGTAACACCAAAACCAATAGTTGCCCCAACAGTTGAAAGGTTGGTTGTTGCAATACCAATTGTCTGATCTGCTAAATTATCAATAAAACAAACTTTTAAATTATTTGCCCAAGTTCCTGGGTTCTTTGCTGCATAAGTGAAATTAGTTCCATCTGAATGATTATTTGTATAATCATCATAATTTTCAATTTTTAATGCTGAAGTAGAAGCAACTCCAACACCGGCATTTGCATTATTCAAAGTTGATCCATCGGTTCTTACAACCTTAAGAACACCACCGTAAGAAAGGTATGAGGAAGCACTCATCCAATATTCGTACTGGGAATCTGTTGAGAGTGGTTTTCCAAATACGTTGATTAAATCCTGTTCTGTTGAAATATCAATTGGATAATCTACTGGTCCAATTGGAAAGGGTCCTGCAATTGCACCAATATTATCAAGTACATTATCAGCTCTTCCTACCGTTAAATCAACCTCTCTGACGAGTACGCCTGGAGATAATTGAGGAGTCGCCATTT